GGCCAATCGTTGCGGGCGATGCGCCTTGCGCGAGTTTCATCATATTGTCGACATCTTGCAGCGCGGCCGGCGCACCAGAGCGAACCGTTTGGAGGTTCTGATACGACTTCTGCATCGTGTCGACTTGCCCCTTAACCAGCGCTTCCGCATTGGCCTGCGCGCCCATCGGAGCACTCGCCGCAGCACGACCTGACGGAGCACCGCCGCCGCCGAATACGCCAGACGGGCCGTTCTCGTGCAACGCAATCGCCGTCGACAGAGCTTGGCGTTGAAGCGGATTGGTCAGGTCGATTTTCTGATTCGGCGGAATTCCGAGGCGTTGCGAGACATCCTTGATATATGCCTGCGTGTCGTTCTCATTCGGAGGTGCCCATTTCGAGATCACGCCGGCAACGGTATTGACGCCCTGCTTTCCGTAGTTCGCGAGGTTGCCATCCAGCGCGGCCAATCCCGTTTGCATATCGGGATATTGTGCGAGCTTGCCGCCCGGCATCATTGCGCCGGGGTTGTTGTTGCGAATCCCTGCGGGGGCGGTCGGATTGGTAACTTGCGCCTCGTTCGAGAACTCCATTTGCTGCGTCTGCGGGTTGTACACCTGCACAGGCTTGAACTGAGCGCCACCCGCCGCACTCGCCGCGGCGTTGCCCTGCATGACACCCTGAGCGCCTTGGATCGGCTGCACCTTGGCGACGTTGCCCGACGCATCGAAGAGCGGTTGCGCGCCGGCCGGGATTTCCGGGTTGAACGCGACAGGCTGCGACGGATTGAACGGGTTGCGCATGATGCCAGTGCCGGTGATCGGCGCGACATAACTGTCTTTGCGGAATTGAGCCTGATTCGCTTGGGCAGTATCGAAGCCGCCCTGCCGGGCCTGCATCGTCGCAGTAGTCGGGGCATATGCTGCCGCAGTCGATTTGAACAATTCCTTCTGACCTTCTGGGCTCATGTACATCATCGCCGCTGCGGTCGTGGGAATGCCGTTAGGATTCAGTGGGCCGCCAGGCGAGAGCAAACCACCCTGTTGCGGAGCGGCTTGGCCTGACGAACCACCGCCGCCCAACGCACTCGCAAGCGCCTGCGGGCTGCTGCCTGACGCACTAGAGCCTGTGCCAGATCCGCCCATGCCACCAGATGCAGGCGAGCCGGTAAGCGCCGCCCATTGGTTCTGGCCGAGCCCTTGATAGCCTTGCGCCACTTGGTTCTGCATCTTTGCGGCAATCAATGCCTGACCTAATTGCGCCAAACCACCGAGCGCGCTGTACTTCGGGACAACCGAATATTGACCAGATCCAACCGCTTGCGTGTTCTGCGGCTGGAAGGACTGCTGCATCAGAGCCTGCGCGAGAGCAGCCTTGTTTGAAAGCGTATAGGCATCCCCCTGAAACTGGGGGAGAACCGTCATTCCGGGCGATGCATTAGGCATAATTGTTGCCTCCGCTCAAAGCTTGTGCCATTGCCATTCTGCGTTGTTGGTCGCGATTCAGGTTCGCTTGAAGATTTTGCGTATTCGCTATGTTTTGTTGCTGGGCAAGCGCGTTTACAAGCGCTGCATTGCTCGGGCTGAATGGCTCGTTGTTGGCCTGCTGAGAATATGAATTCGCTTGTTGCTTTGAATTTTGGCTTTGCTGCCCGAGCAATTGCTGAATCATGCTCTGCATGCCGCCCATATTCATGCCGCCCATTGATGCGCCACCTAGCGACGATCCGCCAGCGACCTCACCGGACAGACCGCCGCCGAGCGCGCCGCTAGATGTCCCAGTCATCCCGCCACCCGGAAGCAAGCCGCTAAACAGGCCCGTAGGAGACGACCCGAGAGCGCCACCCATTTCCCCCGCAGTCGCACCGGATAACCCCGAGCCACCTGCTGAAACAGTCCCAGTTAAGCCAGCATCCCCAAAGGCTGCCGGTCCGCTAAACATCCCAGTCAGCCCGCCAGCACCGCCCGCGCCTTCTGCGCCGGCCGCACCGCCGCCAAACATGCCGCCTAAGCTGCTACTAAGTCCGCCGCCGCTTCCCCCGGCAGCACCACCTAATGCGCCACCGATAGCAGGAGCAGCGAAATATGCGCCGGCAGCCATCCCCAGCGCATCGGCTGGCTTTGCTTCGGCCGTGCTCATCACCCTATCTACCATCGGGATTTTTCGAAGCGGATTGATCGTCTTATCGATCTGTCCACCAAACTCCGTTACCGGGGAAATGATTTGATTCGTCAGTTTGGGGATCTTATGCGATGTGAGATCGACCCACTTATCGCCAATGCCACCCGGAATCCAAGCGATGGGATCGGTCCATTTCTGGATCTTGCCGCCGATCGCGCCGATTGGAGATTCGTGGTTGTCCGCGCTGAGAGTGTTTCCGAAAACGCCCATTTACGCCGCCAGTTGGTAATTGACCCGATCGAATCCGTCTGCACCGCGGAGCACAGCTTTAGGCGCAATCTTGCGCACTTCGTCAGCCATAAAGCCAAGATGTCGAACGCCTTTCGGTTCCCACATATAACGGTATGTGTAGACGCCCAACCCGTTCGCCCACGTTGCGACACGCTGGATTGCACGTTTTGCACGACGGTCGGACATCGCATAGGCCATCATGCCCGCAGAGCCGAGCCCGAATAGTCCGCTCATCGTGTTGTTGGAACTGGCTTGCCCTGCGTTATATCCAGCAAGCTGCGATTGATACTGGTTGTTGTAGAGCCCTGCAATATCTGCCGGCGCGGCGCTCGCTTGCCCAGTTCCCGAGTACCCAGGAATCATGCTGGCGATGCTGCTGAGTTGCGAGTAAGGCATGTTCCCCATCGATGCGAGCTGCCCCATGAGCCCGGATTGCGCGCCATACGATGATCCGATCGAGCCGAGGTTGTTAGCCTGAAGTCCGTAAAGCCCCGCTTGATTCCCCAATAGACCGGCTTGCTGCCCATACAGCCCCGCCTGAGAACTGAGCGTGTTCCCTTGTTGCCCGAGCAGACCAGCTTGCGTATTGATGCCCGAAATCTGGTTCTGAAGGTTTTGCGCTCCGAGCTGCGAGCCCGTCATGATCGCTTGATTCTGCGCGTTGCTGTACGCCTGCTGCTTCGTATTGTTGTAGTTCGTCATGGCGTTGTTGTACGCCTCGGAACCGGGCGTCAGTCCCTGATTCGCCAATTGAGCAGAGAGCGATTCGCCCTGTTGCGAGAACTGCGGATCCAGATACTGCGTTTGCGCCTTGTATGCCGCGTCCTGGCCCTGCGCCTGCGCGTTCTTGGCCGCGCCTTGATCCAACTGGCTACCAAGCGCGGCATATTGCGAGCCGAGATTGCTATATTTGTTCTGAAGACCGCCAATCGAATTCGAGATGTTCGAATATTGCGAGCCGAGCCCTGAAATTCCCTGATTCAACGCTCCATATTGCCCTTGGAGGTTGTTGTACTGGTTATTCAGGTCATACAGACCGCCCTGCGCATTACCGAGCGTCGCCCCGCTGTTGGACGCCTGACCAAGCAGGCCATTCAGCGCACCAGAGAGTTGCGAGTTCGCGCTGACGTTAGTGTTATAGATCGGCGCACCCGTCTGAGGGTCTACGCCCGTCTGGCTCGTCTGCTGCGAACCAAACGGATTCGAATAGTTGTTTAGATTGAGTGCCTTGTTATAGGCGGCTGTATCCGTGTTCGTTTGCGTCGTGGCGGCAGCGACGGTCTTTGGATCGGGATAAGCCGGAGCCGAGCCACCGCCGCCGCCCTTACCTCCGCCACCACCGTACAGCATGAACTGATCGATCAGCAGATACTTGAATAGCTTGAAGATGCTCATTTCATTCCCTTAAGGAGCGATTCGTAATATTTGCCGTCGAGATAGCGGCATTCCCGTTTGAGCATCCCGTAGAGAACCAAATCGGTGCCGTCTGACGCGGCTTCCCGCAACAAACCTTCTTGCGTAAATCCAAGGGCATTCAGAAACCTATGCGCATCGTTGTTTTCGTAGCGAACAAGCGCGCTCACACGATGCACGCCAAGCTGAAGGAACGGGTAACGAAAGCACGCGGCCATGTATGCCGGCGTCATCCAGCGCCGCGACCGATCAGACGCAACATGCATCATCACGTTCGGGCCGTTGTGCTGCTCATACAAAACACCCGCGACCAGTTCTCCATCCCGCTCTAGCCCAATGGCGCTGTAGCCGAATAATTCCTTTTCGCCAACGCGCTCCGCAACGAAGCGCATGACGCGCTCCGGCTGATCCCAAACAATCCGCTTCATACCGTCCAGCCCGTCTCAAACACGATGTCAGACGCAGCCCAATGCGTCTCCGTACCATTCACAGCGGCTTTCAGAGTAGGCGAGCCGGTCATCCCTACGCCGGTTACGCCCTGCCATGCCTTTGCGATCTGAAGCGCACCGCCCCATATGCCAGAGTCCCAAATAGCCGTATCCCACACGCCGAAACTGATCGGCAGATAGTTCAGCGTCGATTGCGGTACGTTCTGGTCATAGTCGGTATTGATGCCAGCCGCCAAAGCAGGCGCGCCGTTCGTCCAAAGAATCGGCCGCATCATCGTGAAGCGCTTCTGAAGCGGCGTGCCGAACTCGTTGAACGCTTGCTGAGCCAGCGCATTGATATTCACGCCGTTATCGCTGAAGCCGTTCCACGCGAGGCCGACATAACCATTTGCGCCGAAGTAAATCTGATCGTTGAAGCGCTCCCAGTGATTCGCGCCCCATCCGGTGAAGTTGCACCACGCGCCGGTAATGGTGTTCATGACGTACTGCTGCTGAACGTCGACGCCGGCCGGGATGTTCAGAATAATCATGTTCTGAAGCGGGAACAGCACCAGACACCAACCGTAGTTATTCGGATAGAGACTCGTCGCCGCGGAAATGGCGCCTTGAATCTTGCCGGTGATGTTGACGGCCGTATTAACGCGAGTCGACGCCAGCAGTTGCGAGATCGGGCCGAGGCCGTCTTTGCCGATGTACAGCAGATCGCCGCCGTACTTCATGAACGAACGGAATCCCATCGGCGTGCCGAGTTGGTAGACACCGACTAGCGCAAAGGTGGACGATTGCGACGGGTCGGTTCCCTGATAGATGACGACTTCGCCCTCGCTCGTCACGAAACAGAGTTGATCCTGTACGCCGTAGCCGCCGTCCATCGTCAGCACGCCCATCGACACGAGGAATCCGCCGCGCCGGCATATCGGGCTGAGGTCGAGGAACTGCGCGACGCCGCCAAACTGACCGACCGGCAGATACCACGCTTTCAGGCTGTTCTTCTGGATGAACCAGAGACGACTGGCAAAGAGGGTGATGAAAGAGAAAGTGTTCGGGTTGACGCCAGAGATATTCGTCGACAGCGTGTAAGCGCCTACCACCGTGGCATTGCCGCCAGGATTCGACGCCATCACATAGGTAAAGGTGTTCGCACCCGTTACCGTGATAGAGAACGTGCCGTTATATGCGGCCGGCGTTGCTCCGCTGATTGATACCGTGTTGCCAGTCACCAGACCATGCGGCGCTGCGGTCGTCAACGTGGCGGTCGTGGTGGCGTTCGTAATCGAGGTGATTGTCTGACCGGTGCCGCTGACGATCGCTTGCCATGTGCTGCCGTTGTAGACGTAATATCCGTCCTGCCCGTTCACAATGCCGAGGAATGGGCCGGCCAGCGTTGCAAAGTTCGTGTACGCCCATTTGTCGCTAGTCATGCCGGACAGGACCGGCGCGCCCACAACGCCGCCGCCGCTTACGTCGTAGATACCGGCGCCGGATGCTGCGAACAGCTTATTAGAGCCGGTCGACGAGTTGTACGGCATGACCGTATTGACCTGACCCGGAAGGCCAGTCGCCCACTTCGTATAGCCCTGACGCGCCATCACATCGGATGTCGTCGGGAACCAGTTCGTGAGCGTGACTGCATCTTCTGGCGGCATCTGCGCGAGCGAATCACGCGCGTTCCAGCCGCCAATCGGCGCAGGCAGGTTGACCGTTTCCGAGCGCTGCCCTTGGGCTTGCCGGCGCTTCTTTTGCGCTTGCGCTGCGATACCGGTTACGTTCGTCATTTAGCAATCCTGTTATAATATCCCCTAACCCCAGCTAAGGAATGGAGTGCTGCATGATTGAAACGTGGAAAGCGATTGTTGGTTACGAAGGTTTTTACGATGTCTCTGACCATGGCCGCGTTCGGAACGCTCGAACAGGCGTAATTAAAAGCCAGCACAAAGAAGCCAAAGAAGATGGCCGTATGCGAGTGATGTTGCATCGCGACGGGAAGCAGAAGTGCGCAAAGGTTCATCGTCTCGTGTTGGTTGCTTTTGTCGGCCCGAACCAACTTGGGTACGAGTGCTGCCATAACGACGGGAACCCGTCGAACAATATGCTTCGAAACCTTCGCTGGGATACTGCTGCAAACAATCAAGCAGATCGCGTTAAGCACGGCACCTCCAATCGAGGCGAGCAATGCGCCGCAGCCAAGCTGACCGAGGCTCAAGCGCTGGCAATCATCAACGATCCGAGAAAGCAAAAGGTTATTGCCGAGGAATACGGGATACTGCAAAACGCTGTCAGTAGAATCAAATCCGGCAAGCGCTGGGCTCATCTTCATAAACATCAGGGCTGAGCCACGCCGAAATTGCTATCCGGGATGTTCTCAGGCCCGAGCAGGTAGCTAGAGATCCGTGGCGCCAGCGACAGCATCGCCGCGCCCTGCTCTTCGCCCTTGACTGACGAAAGGATAGCGTCGAACTCGTCTTGCAAAAGTTGCGTCTCGAATCCCTTGATGCCCCAATACTTGAGCTTGAGCCCCGCGACCATCAGACGGTCATCGAACTGGCACGTATCGGAATCAGCCGTAAAGCTGCCCTTGGCCGTGCCACCAGCATCCGTCACCCAATATTTCGAGACGTATTCAAAGCCGAGGTATTCGCTCGTGCTGACGCCAGGCCAAATCTGGAACGTGTTGCCCAAGATGCGCCAGCGAATGCGCGGACCGGTCGCGATGTATCCGGACTTCAGCCATTGCCATTGCTGCGGGCTTTCCGGCCCGAGCATTTCCCAGTGCTTCGACTTATCCCACTGCGTGCGGTCGATGATGCGCTGATAGTCGGCCGGGAAAGCGTACTTCGTCTTCGCGAACGTCAGCGACACCGCCGTTCCGCTTGCTGCGGCCGGCTGGCTCAGGGTCACTTGCGTGGCCGAGTCCACCGACTGCACATACGTATCCTGATTGATGCCGTTGCCGGTCACCATGTACGTACCAGCCGCAATCGCAGCGGTCGACGGGATATTGGTGATGATGGCCGAACCATTCGTTACGTTACCCGTCTGGATCGTCCACAGGCTCGTAAAGCGGTATTCGGTCGTCAGCGCCTGCCAGTTGAACGCGGGTTCGCGCAGGAGGTCATAGCCCACCGCGTTGAGCAGCGCCAGTTGTTGCACCGTATCCTGTGCCGTGTTCCCCGCTACCGATGAAGGAACGGCAAGCCCCAATTCACCGGTAGCCTGCTGGATCAACTGCAACATTGTCGCTGCCATGTCTTACGCCTCTTTGCGGGGGCGGCCGGGGCCGCGCTTTTCGGGGTCCATCGCCTGCATTGCTTCGAGTTGCGAGCCGAGCCGCAGGACCGTTGCCTTCAGGTCTTCGATTTCCTGATTGCGGAGCATGAGGTCTTCTGCTTGCTTCTGAGCCAGCGACGAGTCTTTAGCCGCAGCGATATAGGCCGCCGCTTTCGTGCGCAGCTCGTAGCAGCCCATGCCGATGCGCTGGCATTGCTGGTCCGAGCATTCGGCCAGTTGCTCCACGGTGTGGAACTCAAGCGCTTTCAGCTTCGCCACGGTTGCGACATCGAGACGCGGCCAGTCCTCAACCGGCGTGCCCGATTCCGGACGGTAGGATGTGCGACGCTCATAAGCTGCCCACTGTCCCGGCCATTCTTCCTTGTCGTCTTCGCGAGCCGGCCGCTCGATGATGTTGGTCGGATCACCCGGATTGCACTTCTTAATCATCGGGACCAGATCGAACTCAGGCTTGCCGCTCTCTTTGCTACGGAATTCGTTGTAACGCTTGCCGGGGAAGAACTCGACATACAGCCCAGCGCGCGGGTTCTGCGTATCACTTTCCAGTGCTTCGTACATTCTTTTCTCCTGTTATGGGTAAGGTCCCGTGAAAAAAGGGGCGCCAGTTTCGACGCCCCAAGACCCACGGGAGAAAAGCTGTTTGAGATTAGGTTGCGAAATGCGCCCGGAAGAACAGCCCCGAGCCCAAACAGATGAACAGGCCGGACGTATATGCAGGCAGCGATGCCGCCGCATCAGTAACCGGAGTGCCGATGTACCAAACACTCCCGCCCACCGGGGGATAGACGAAAATCGTGTCTGCTACGGCATTACCAACGAAGAACATCTCTCCGGCTTCTGCGTCGCTGGGGAGGATTACTCCGCACCCAGTCTGCCCAGTCGGCTCCGACGTAACCACGACGAGATCGGTAGGCATCGCTGCCGCGCCAGATTGATCTGAGCCGGTAGCTTCCAAGCTCGCCGTGATTTTGAACGGAGCATACGTTTGTTCGATTCGCATCCAGTTCCCCAATTAGACCGACGGAATGTTGAACCAACCATAGTCGCCGGTCACCATCGCAGTGGCCGGAGAAACATACGAGCCGCCCGTCAACGTTGCCAGGAACGTCGTCGGGCTGATGGTGATGGCAGTCGTCGATGCGGGGATCGAAGCGTTGGCTTTGGCGAAGACGTACCGCTTGCCGTCGCTGCCCCACACTTGCTCGCCAAGATTGACGGGAACGGTCCGAGCGCCCGATGCAATATCGGTTGCAAGGATCGTGTTGACCAGATCGAAACCGATCTGAGGAGTTACGGAATAGACGGGCATGTTGGCTCCTTAGGCGATGAGCACGCCGCTGAACTGCGGGCCGCGCGACGTGAGGTTGCCGGCCCAGCCGATGAGCTTTGTAACCGCGTCTTGGTTGACTGCCTGACGCTCGCCACCGATGGGAACGAAATTCCGGTCGCGGTGCGGACGGAACGAGATGTACTTCGTGTTGAGGCCCCACATGTGGTTGGCCGTGGCATTGCTGCCGATACCACCGTCCAGCACCACATCAGCCGCCATACCGCCGCCGTAGAACTTCACGGCTGGGAAACCGGCGCCAGCCAGCTTCGTGTTGCCGTCGCTCATGACGCGCTGCTGAGCCTGCATCGACGAGATGTATGCCGAGTAGTAGTTGTTGTCCGCGACGAACAGGTCCATACGATCGCGACCGCGAACCGCTTTCAGCGAGAGCTGCGTCATGTAGTTCTGGATGTTCGCCGCCGACACAGGAGCGCCGCCGTTGGTCGTGCCCGAGAATACCTGCGATTGCCAGAACGGAAATGCCGAGCGCGAGATACCGCCATACGTGCCCGAGCCCGGAGCGTCCGGAATAGCCGCAGCCAGACCGGTGATGTTCTTGCCCGAGTTGCCCGTACCGTCGAGGTAGATGTCCGCAGCGATGCGGTTGATGAGCTGGGCTTCGGCGATGTCCATGCGCGAATCGAGCAGATCGATGATCGCTTCTTTCGACGAGTTCTGAAGCATTTCCAGACCCGAGATCGTGACCGCAGCGGCATATTGCTGAATACTGAATTGCGCTGCACTGATCGGACTATTCGGAGAAATGTTAAGGACTTCGTATCCGGAGTAACTATTTACATTAGTAGTGGTGGAGTCGGTGTACATGATTTCTTCCAAAATCACGTTACCGCCGCCAAAGGGACGCACATTGCCCCGCTCGCGCAAGACCATCAAAAGTGCGTTGTTGTTTGTGACGTTGTCGGCCAATTCGCCACTACGACTCTGAATCGTGGTAGCGATGATGTCCGAAATTGCGCTATTGGCAAATGCCATTTTTAGCTCCTTTCAGTATGATCAAATTCGGCTTGCTGTCGCCTGGTCGAAGGATTCTTCCAAGGCCGCTCGCCTACCTTTCGCTGCGCCACTGGTCGCGGCAGCTACTTGGCCGGGTGTGGCCGTTCGCGTGCTGACTGCGTTCGCTTTGGCAGCTTTCGCCGCCTTATCCGCGTCAATCCGACGCTGCTTTTCCGCGGCTTCGCGTTGTGTCGCTTGGCTCTTGGTGAATAGCTCGTCGTTAAGGCGGAGCGCTTTCGAATAAGCGCTATCGAGGTCCGTAGCCAGTCCTGCTTGTAGCAGTTGCTGCATCTGCGGAATCAATGCATCGAAGTGGGGATGATCGGGCGATGACTTGAAGTTTTCTACTTCAGCCAACGCAGCCGCTTCCACTTGTGATTTTTGCTGTTGCTGGTGCTGCGCCATCTGATACTCCAGATCGCGCGCACGCTGCTGTGCTGCCATTACGTTCGGATCGATATGATGCTGCATGTGCTGCGGCAGCGCCGCGCTCTGCTGCAACATCTGCTGGAGCGGAATGCCGCACGCATGCGCCACGTTCACCAGCGTCTGAATCTTCGTCGCCTCGTCGCCAGTCGCGAGCAGCCGGCGCGTATGCAGAAGATCACGCACGACCATTTCTGGCTGCACGCCCTGTTGACGCAGTTCATCGATATGCGGCTGGATCTGCTGAACGATCGGCTCAACGCGAGCGCGGTACTCTTCGAAGCCCTTGGCCTGCTCTGCTTCGCGCTGGTGGATGTATTGCGCGACGGTCGGGTCCAACTTGTCCCAATGGGCGCGCTGCTCGGCCTTCCACGACTTCGGCGGCTCGGGGCGCTCCAACGCTACCGGCTGCGTCTCGACGCCTGCCACAGCCTCAGCAGACGGCGCGGCCGGTGCTTTCGGTGCGAAGCGTCCTGACTCGTCGCGCGCACGGCCTTCGTTCTCGACCGGCTCGGCGCTGATGTTCTCGGCGCTCGGTGCGTCCACCACTACTTCATGCACCGCTTCCGGCGCATCGCTGACTTGCTCGTCGATAGCTTCCAGCGCTTCAGCTAAATCTTCTCTGCGGGTTCCCATGCGTTTCTCCGTGGCTTATTTAAGCGCGTTGACTTGGTCGATGATCTTTTGCTTACGCGCTTTCTTCGACTCGGGCGCAAGGTCGATCTTTTCTTTTGGCTTCAGGTACTTCGTTTCATTGCCGATCTCGATGCAGTTGTGCGCCTTCAGATGGTCACGATGCTGCGAGCGAGAAGTAATCATTTCGCCGGTGATCATCGATTTGTACGGCTGCATGTCGGTCATGACATACGGAGCCGTCACTTGACGATTCATCATCGAGCCGCAGCATTCCGGCAGGTCGTTGTATTGGGCAACAGAGCGATAAACGTCCTGCTCATCGCCGCAGTGAGCACAGGCTACGTGGTAGATCGGCATCGGTTATTCGGATGAGGCAGATTTCGCCGCGCTGATCTGCGACGCTTCGAGGGTAGTTTGTGCGCCGATTTCGGCAACTTCGAGCTTTACCTGATTGTTCATCGCGGCGATCAGCATCTGGAACTGTCGATCGCGCTCTGCCTTGTCGGCATCCAGAACGGCCTGCATCTGGGCCATGCGCTCTTGGCTCTGACGCTCCATTTCGTCGCGCTGCATTTCCATTGCCGTCTCTTGCGCCGCTTGCTGGGCCTGATACCGCTGCTCGGCTTCGGCCGTCTGCTGCTCAAGATGAGCTTTCAGCATTTCGATCTGGCCTTCCTGCTGAAGCTTGGCGGCTTCCATCTGCGTGCGCTGCTGCTCCATCTGCATATCGATCTGCGCGCCGGCCTGCTTCTCTTGGATGCGCGCTTGCGACTCGGCCTGCACCTTCTGGATTTCGATCGGCGGCGGCTTCGGCTGGCTTGCTTGCTGCTGAACCTGCTTCGTCAGCGTCTCCGCAGCGTTGTCGATCATGCCTTCAAGCGTCTTGCCTGCCTTGAACGCCGACACGCCGAACTTCAGGATCTCGACCAGCACCGGGGCGAGCTCGGGCTGAGACTGAGCGGCCGGCACAGCCTGTTGCAGGAACTTGCTGACCATTTCCACGAACTCGATACGGTCCTGCTTCTGCGCTTCCTCGTCGATCTGCACGAGCGAATCCGCGTTCACTTCGATCCGGAACGAGCGCAGCACCTGATTGCGCAGCATTTGGAGCGCTTGCGGCACGAGCTGCTGATCTTCCGGCAGCAGTTGAGCAGCTGACGACATACGGACGATCGTCTCGTCGCTGAACTTGCCGCAGATCACCTGCGCTTTGAGGCGAAGCAGGTCCGTCGCGTAGATCGCTACATCTTCCTGCGTGGTCCGCAGACGCACAGCGCCAAAGCGAGCCTTGATGCCCTGCGCGGTCGCCGTCTCTGCTGCGTCCGTCTCGCCGCGCATGATGTCGGCAATACCAGTGAGCGCGTAAATCTGCTGGACGACGTTCTCGCGCGCTTCGAATGCAATCTGCAATGCCTGAGCAATCGGGCTAAGGTCGACCAGATCCATCGCACCCTTAAGGCCGCCCTTCTCTGCGAACGCTGCGAAGCTCTTCACCGGAACGAGGTCGTTATTCCCCGTTTCCGTGAAGAGGCGCTGCAATTCCTTGAACTCAGCGTTATAGACGCCGCGCACCTTCAGCGCCTTAATCAGCCCGTCGATTCGATCGCTGATCGTGTCGAGCTCGTTCGCCTGGTCCTGATACTGGATGAAGTCAGGCACCGGAACCAGCGTGTCGCTCGTGGTCGTGCCGTAGAGCGGCTTTGCGCACGGCCAGAAGCCTTCCAGCCCGAGCGGGTCCGGCTTTTCGTCCAGCAGTTCGCCAACCGATTTCGAGAGCCACACAGCGTTTTGCGTGGTCTTGTCCCAAATCTCATAGATGCACGCCTGATTGCCGCGGCCGACATCGTTGGACGGAATCTTCGATTCGCCATACCCTTCAGCCGGGTTCGTGGCGTCCAGAGGGATGCGCATGGCCGTTTCTTCGCCAAAGCGCTCGCACAGCGTGGCGTAGGGCAAATACACCTTGCGCCATACGCATGTCACCTCTTCCCATGTCCGAGCGACCGAATGCCCGAAGTCGCGCCAATGCACGTAATCAACCGGCGATGTCTCGTCGTCGATCTGCTCGAGCGGCTGATCGTCGGTGATCTGGTCGACGCCGGCGCCTTCGATGACGGCCGTTTCGTCGCTGTCTTCCGACATCGGCTCTTGAACGCTCGTTACCGGCGCATATCGCACCCATGCCACGCCACGGCCGCCTAGAAAGCGGTCCATGACGCTGTTTTTCATCGCCTCCCGGTAATCCGGGTAATGGCGGACTTCAAACTCTAGCGCGCGCTCGAGAAGCAGACTTGCCACACGGCCGACAGGATCGCTGTCCCGGAAGCGTCGCGATACGTCGGGCTGCGGTAGACGACTGAAGGTTGCTGGAACCAGTGTTTGCACATTGGCCCATAGGATGTTGAAGCGAGCGGACTCGTTACCATACGTGTATTCCTTCGCGTCGTCACGGTAGCGCTTGACGATTTTGGTCGTGCGATCCGTCCACTTGTTGAACGCCTTGTCATAGGCCGTGATATAGCCCAGGTAGCGTTCTACCTCGGGCGAACGAGTAAGCTGGGCCATATCTGCCTATTACTGAGCGGACACTTCGACGCTCACGCCAGCCGGCGCGAAGAACGTAGCAGCGACCGGAGCGGCGACGATCGAGAAATCAACCGTCGCGGGCGTGCCGATCGTATTGCCCGAGTCGTCCAGTTGCGACACGCTCACCGTGTAATCGCCTTCCGGAACGTCCGTGAAGGTGTACGACGGCGTGTTGTTGCCGATGCGAACGCTTGAAACCTCTGCCATCGTGTCTTTTTGCAGAAGCGACACAGAGACCGTCGAAACGTCCGTGCTGACAGTGGAACCGGACGGGATCGGCGTTTCGGCATAGACGATGCTGACGAGTGCTTTGTACAGAGCCATGATTAGCCTTTTGAGGTAAGAGAACACGGCATTAGCCGAGTAGTTCGATGGAGCAGCGCTCCAAATTCAACTGATCGGTTCCCACGCCAGCCTGCGCGGAGAACGACACCACCTGATCGACTGATGTATCCACGGTGCCGAGAAACACTGGGCCAGCATTGAACGCCGGGCCGATCATCGACGCGACCTGTGCGATTTGCGAATTGAGCACGCCGCGGTTTTGCAGCATGAATTCGAGGTTGACCGTAACGGCCGTCGTGAATGACGCCTGGAACGCCACAACGCCGCCATGCCGAATGCGAAACGTCTTAGTATTCGCATTGTTCGGGCATGTGAAGATGGCCGTGATTCGCATGGTCGTATTCGGTCCCATCGTCTTGCCGGGGATCGTGAACGACTGGAGAATGTTGTCCGTGGTCGTCAGCGTGTTCGGAACCTGTACCCCGCTCGAATAGACCGGAGGGAGAACAAGCGTATTTCCACGGAACATTCCCTCTCCTTATCCAATGATCTCGACGATGTAGCCTTCGAGCGTGATCGTGTCCGTGCCTACGCCGTTCTGCGCAGTGAAGACGACCGTGAAGTCTTGCGATGTGTCGATAGCCATCGTCGCGATGGCGCCGCCAGTGCTGAAGCCGAAATATCCGCCGCCGACATATGACTGAGCATTGAGTGCACCGCGGTTGCGGATCACCGTTTCCGCCTGGAATACGCCGGTTGTCGTGAAGCTCGACTGAATGACCGTCACACCGCCCACCACGAGACGCACAGTCTTCGTGTTGGCGTTGTTCGTATAGCTCCACAGGTGCGTAATCCGGAGCGAACTGTTCGGGCCCATCTGGCCGCCCTTGATCGTCTCCGTGCGCAGCGTGTTATTCGTCGTGCTTCCGGTGTTGTTGACCGGCGTGCTGTAGGCGATAGGCGGCTTCGGAAGGAAGCGCGGCAGCGCCGGCCAGCCGCCAGCCACGACCGCGGTATTAGCCTTCGCATTAGCCGTGTAGTAGTTCCATGACGGCTTTTTGGTCGTGCCGTCAGCCTGGATCATGCCGAAGTTGTTGGCCGCTACGCCGAACACTGGGCCTGTGCCCGAGTCGTCCGAGTCAGCAAACAACCCGTAGACGTAGATGGCATTGATGCCAAGCGCCACGCGGTTGTTGTACAGGACCATCGACTGGCTATTGATGAAATTGCCCTGATTCACATCCGAGGCGCGCGAACCCCATTCCGTGATGTACACCTCAAACGGAGGCGTTTGCGGAACGTCGTAGGTAGCGTTGCCAGTCAGGCCGCGCAGCTCGGCCAGGGAGTTGACCGCTTGATTGGTCCCTATCCGCGACTTGGCCGTGAACGACAGCAAATTACCGCTCTCTGTGTCGTAAAAGTGCGGATTGGCCGTGTCCAGTTGCAGCGGAGTCTTCGTGATTGCGCCGGTCGTGTCGCGCCCTTCGCGCATCATCCGAAACGCTGTCTGCGGGAAGGCATTGCCCGAAGCGTAACCCAGCTTGAACTCGTTCGTTACGCTGCGGATACCCGCCAGCATGCCGGAAAGCATTCCCCGCCAGCATTCGAAGCGCGCCGGGTCGAAGTCATCATATGAAGCGCCGTCCGCTACAAAGCCGCGTGGGTTCGTGCCGGTGATCTTTGTACCTGCGCCGGCGGGGAACGGGCCATCGCACTCATTCGTACACTCGATGCGGACAATTCCGGAACCCTTCAGTACGTTGGCGATCGCGGCGCCAAGCGTGTTACCGGTCGTCTGGTTCGATGCGAACGTGCCACCATAGTTCGGGCCTGCATCGATACAGATCATCACATCGCAGCCACCTGCTACCAGCGCCTTGTACTGGCTCAGATAGGTCGTTGCCTTGGACGCCGACGAGCAGTTGGTCCGCATCGCCTGGATGCCATTGGCATTGAACAGAGCGAGGTATGACGCGGGCGTCATGTTCGGCCAATAGCTGGTCGGATAGCCGATGTGGCAGTTCACGCCCCAAAACGCTTGCGGCGAGACGCTGGCCGTTGCCTTGGGCGCGTAGATCAGATTGCTGGCCGCGTCGATATACGCGTTCCCAGCCTGCCCGATAGTGCTGTCCGGCGCACCATTGCCGATGATGACGTTCTGAATGCTTGAGCCATCGTCGCCAGGCGAGCCCTTCAGCGTCGTAACGACTGCATATACGCCGGCCGAGCGCTGATAGAGAAATCCTGAGTCAGTGTCGATCCAGTAATCGTTATCGATGCCGACAGCATTGGACGGCACGCCGCTGCCGTTGCGAATCTGAGAACCGGGAGTACCGGACCCACCACCGCCAGCAGCGCCGCGTAACATGGCTACATGCCCTCGCCGACTTGAATATCAAGCGTTGCCGTGCCAGTGCCGCAGATCGCGCTCAGTTGCAGCCGTGCGCCGTTGCCGTCAGGCAGAGTGAACGTGGAGTCAGTGCCAGCAAGAATCGGCGTGCAGGTGAACGTAGCCGTAGTCGTGGGCACAGTCGCCACCTGAGCGCCCGAGCCGATCGACAGATACGCGTGGTTCGGGCCTTCGTTGACGATGCGGATAACGCTGCCAGTACCCGGCAACGTGATGGACGCGCTAGCCGTCGTCGTGACCGCCAGATTTCGGCACGCAGCCTGCGCGGTGAATGAGCCCTGGTACATTACAGCCTCCGGTGATTGGATACGTGCCGCATGTGATCTTCCCAAACGTCGTTTAGCGTCTCCTGCACTTGCAGGTTCGCCCAGTCCGGCTCTTGCATCGGAGCGACGTATTCGGCTTCGCTCATCACTTGCGCGCCATATGCAAACGCGTCGGACGGGTGCGAGGCCCAGTTGTGCAGCGGTTCTTTAGAGAAAACGCCTGTGTCGTCATTCCACTCGTATTCCCACGCGCCGAGCCCGTCTAGGCCCGCTTCGCAGTGAGTACGGTTGAATGCGCAACGTGTGATGACCGCGCGAGCTGCGCTGATCTGGTCCAGCTTCTTAGTCTGCGGAACAACATCGACCTTGCCCGCACCGAACGCCGCTAGAAAGCGCTCCATGCTCGTGTGCTTGCTCTGGAACGTCTTGGCTCGGGCATCGTGCGGCAGCCAGATACGGCCGAGCTTGGCGCCCATATCCGTGATGCTCTTCTGAATGCGGGGAATCCAGTCTTCAGCATCCAGACCGGAATCGCCTTCGTACTTGAGCAGGTTGAATCCACCCGGCAGGCGCTGCCAATACCACCACGAGGCCGTGTCTCGGAATCCCAAGTCGCTCGTGATCTCGATCGGCGCACCGTTCGGGTCGTATTCCACATCGTC